AGGAGTAATAATTTGTCTAGTGCCCAGGAGCAAGTCATTGTTGGTAACAGCATTGTTCAGATCACCTTGTGAGTCATACATGGATGCAATCACACGTTCTACCACGCCCAGCTTCTTGACCTTGATCGGTGAGCTGAGCCAAATTGGTATGTTGAATTTGATTGTGGCCATGTCAATAGGGTTGTCAGTGCCGATGGGAACAGTACGCGAAGTCCATACAACTGAGTCAAGTTCAACCACAGTCAAGCTGGTCCAGTCGATAAAGTTATCGGTACTTTGCACTTCCAAACTAGGGTTGAACAAGGTCAACATCTGCTCCAACAACTGCATCTTTTGATTGGTGTTTGATGTCCAAATATCCAGGGTAATACCCATTTTGTAAGGCACAGGCATCAGTCGTTCAATGGTAAAAGCATTGCCTTGCGTGGGTTCGAAGGAGTCAGTTGCACTGTCATATGTGCGTTGACGTACATTTACCTTGCTCACATGGTAAGGCTCTTGCATGCGCGGACGATCATAGTCTAAACTTGAAATGTAGAAAGTCATCAAGGGACTTGCTGGCATTGAGTTGCGGCTGTTCTCTTGCATGATCACTTGTGCATTGCGACTGGCATCGCCATAGCGCACAGGCACACGTATCAGTGCGGCTTGGTTAACGCCATCAGTTTCATTGCCGTATTCGATTTGAAAATTGCTGACAATTCTGGTGAATTGTAGCAGGAATCGGCGTAATTGGGCATCATAAAAAAATTGTTGCATTGTTAACTCGACTTCTGTCCAGGTTGTGTGTCAGGGTACGGGTTTGGTGGCAAATTGCCGCTTTGATCCCCGTTGTCAGCACGTGGTTTAAGGGCTTCACTGAGACTCTGACGACTTGGAATGTTGCCCATGTCTGTGGTGCGTGTTGTGTATGTATTGTTAACAAAGCCCGAGCGTAAAGTATTGTTGGTGGATCCATTGTTGAGATTGGTACGCACACCATCTTCAATTTTGGCCCAACGGTTCACGGTTGAATTGTATCTAAACAGTCTATTTGGGAAGTAATCTAATCTCAAACAATAATCTCCGTCTACAGCACCCAATGGGAAGGCAACCCCAGTTACCACAGGAGCACCGTTGGGCACCGTATCTCCAGTTAGGTACCCTTTGGTATAACCTGGGCCACTTGGGGTAACACTCATACCACCTTGTGTGCCGTCTACAGTATTACCATCGCTTGTGGTCAACGTGGTTGGGTTGGCCGGACTGCCATCTTCTAATGTTGGTGCCACATAGTACTGATCAGTGGCATAACCGCTGAGTGGAACTTCAACATCGGCTTGTGTGAGTATGGCATCGTTGATTTCGTTGTCTTTGGTGCGAGTACTGAACACATCGCTTTGTGTCAGCGGTGTATACACTTGCCAGTAGGTAGTATTGTTAATGTCTGTACCAGCCGGCACGTTTTGTTTGGCCTGATAATACACGTCACCTGAATTGGTGACCCAGCTAGTGGGGTAGAAATTGCCGTTGTCCCAGATATTTTCGCTGACCACAGGCCGCTTGAGTATGTCCTTGAATTCCTGATTGTTGGTCATCGGCGTGGCCTTCACACGCCAGGTATGTGGCATCCAGGTTTGACTCATGCCTTCTGTGGCATAGTCAGCATCTTGTACCACATAGTACTTGGGCAAGGGTTGCGGAATGGCTGAATTCAGTGGATGGTAGTCTTTCAAGTTTGGAACTTCGAGCACGTCGCCGTTCATGAGTTTGCGCCCAAACGTGTCAATCATGTCGTTGTAGTGGAATGTGATAAACAAGGTATCGTTGTTCAAGAACAGACCAAATTGTGTGAGATCAAAATCCACATCCTGGTGTGTGTACACCCCACGCATGATGTAAACGTCTTGATCATACACTCTGTCTCGGTTCTCTAATAGCAGCAAGTCTTGAATGTTTAGTGGACTCAGTGCATCATAAATGGGCTGTGTGGCATCACCGTTACCAGAAAGAGTTGAGTCTTCGCCCCCAGTCTGCGGCCCAGCGTATTTGTGGACAAAGATGTCCATTCCCCCAACAGTGTACATTTCGGAGATTGTGCGATCCAAAAACTGGTAATCGCGGGTTCGATTGGGGCGGTATAAACTTAGGCGTGGCATAATGTAGTATTTATGGGCAGGTTGACCAATAAATCCAGAACTGCTATAATTACTGCATTAGTCCAAAAGGAGCCTGCGTGAAACCCATTAAACTGTTAAATCCCCGTAGTTCAGACACCAATGTTATGGGCGGAGAACCTGTGTGGAAAACACAACCCATAGAAAATCGCATCAGTGCAATGAGCAAGGCATTCTCATGGTACAATTATTTCTACGGCAAAAAAGATGCCCGCGATATGATCGTGAACTATTTGGAATCACATGATCGCAAGGCAGATGTGCGAGCTCTTAAAAATATTCCAGACTCTTCTATACGTTTGACCACAGGATGGTTGTGTCGTATGAACATGGTGGGCTTGGAATTGAGCGAAACAGAACAAATCAAACTGGATAACTTGTTAAAAGAAATACTAACCAGCAAACAAACAGTTGAGGTGGAATCTGACTCTGGGTCAGATGCACCCACTAAGCCTAACATTCAAGATCGCCTGAGAGAAAAAGTTGGCGAGTGTGCGGCCGAGCTTGATGGCATGTTTGACGAATTCATGATGGCTGGTGCCAAAATGTCAGCAGACTACAAACCTATCATGGTAATCCGTGGTATGAATGTGGCACCGCAAATGATCAGCGAAATTGCCAATCGTTGGAAACGTAAATTGGCAGAATTTGAAGAAGCGGTGGAAGGCAAGGACGCATTGCTGGTTGAGGCATACTCGTACTTGACCAAGATCCAATTGCGTAATTGTGTGAAGTTTTGCGAAGCAGTGGTCAACGACTGTGGTGCATATGTACAGATCAAGAAGGTTGAGCGCAAGCCACGTAAGGTCCAGGCTGTGCCTCCAGAAAAACGTGCGGCCAAGTTCAAGCATATTGCAGAATTTATCGAACTCAAACTCAAAGGCTTACCGGCCGCAAGCCTGGTGGACAAAGCCGAAGCATGGTTGTATGACACTAAAAAGCGCAAGCTCATCCACCTTATGGCAGACAGCCATACTCAGGCATTTACCATAAAGAACAACAGTGTAATTGGATACAGCACTGTGGACACACTGCAAAAAACTGTGCGTAAACCAGCAGACGTTACCAAAGCCATACAGGCCGCAGGCAAGCCAGCGGCACGTAAGATTTACAAGGATCTGACCACTACAGAAACCCCTTGGAATGCCCGTGGTACTGAGAACCTGATCATTCTCAAAGCCTGGTAAATATAGGGACTGGAGTCCCTTATGGCTGAAAATACCCTACCCCAACTAAAGCAAGATTTAATAGAATATGTCAAGCTTCAGTTGGGTGATCAAATAGTTGATCTTGAATTAGACCCTGCACACTACGAAGCCGCTTATCAAAAAACAATAGGCACTTATCGTCAACGTGCTGAAAATGCTTACGAAGAAGCATACATCTTTATGGAGTTGATTCGAGATGTAAACATCTACACCCTACCCCAAGAAGTTGCAAGTGTACGTCAAGTATTCCGTAGAACTTTTGGCGATTCAACTGGCCCTTTTGCATCAAACTTTGATCCGTTTGCACAGGCCTCAATCAACGTTTACCTTATGAACTTTAATGTGGCAGGCGGCCTGGCCACATACGATTTCTACAGCCAGTATGTTGAATTGGCTGGGCGCATGTTTGGCGCATACATGAACTATACGTTCAATTCTGTAACTAAGAAACTACAACTGATCCGTGATCCAAAAGGCACTGGCGAAAATGTTTTGCTTTGGGTATACCAAGTCAAACCCGAGATTCAACTGCTCAGTGACTACCAAATCCAACAATGGATCAAGGACTACATGGTAGCCAACTCCAAGATGATCATCGGTGAAGCCCGTGAAAAATTTGCCACCATTGCTGGCCCACAAGGTGGTGGTACCCTAAACGGCACAGCAATGAAAGCCGAAGCCAAAGAAGCCATGGCTGATCTAATTGAACAACTCAAAATGTATGTGGATGCAAGTCAACCACTTACCTGGGTAATTGGTTAACACACACTAGACAAACTATTGTAGTTGTGT